ATGAATCCAATGGACTTATTTAACCAAGTAAAAGAAATGATCGAAAAGAAAGATTTCGACGCTGCAAAGAAATTTGTTGATGACAACAAAGACAACCTCGGTGACTACCTTGAACAAGCCAAAGGGCTTGTATCTGGAAATGAAATGGTCAGCGGTGCCTTGGACAAAATCAAAGGCTTGTTCTAATAAGATGATTCCTCAACTAGATAGTTGAGGAATTTTTGTTTACCCCAATCGCAAAAAAAGATCCTTGAGAAAACTCAAGGATCTTTCTAATCTAGTATACTAAATTATTTTTTAAGGTTATAGAAAGATTCCAATCCACGGTATTCTATTTTAACTCTATTATATAAGTAGAAATAAAACAAAAAAGCGATAAAATAAGCCTTTATACGTTATAAATACATACAATTTTTTTACCATAAAAATACAAAAGTTTTCACTTTTTGCCCCTTTTTTGCCCCTTTTTATTTTTTTCCATTATAATAGACAATCTCAAGAAATGCCATTGTAACAGACAAAATGGAAATTTATTTTATTTCTAATTCTTCCGCAAAATTCGTCAATTTGATAGCATTTTCTAAACTCATTTTTTTGATAGGGGTTTTACCTGTTACCCATCTGCTAATTGTTGTATCGCCTATCCCAGTAGCTTTTGAAATCTTATAGGCAGTTACAGTTTTTAATAATTTTTGGATTTTGCTCAAATCTGCTTTATTCATTATTTTTTATCTCCTGAATACCAAGCGATAGCGATCGCAATGATTGCTGCAACTAGAATAATTTTCATCTTGATTTTTTTCCCGCTTTCTTATACAATGATAGGTAAGGAGAGCTTTCGCTCTCTTACCCTTTAGCGATTATCTCTTCCGCCGTCTGCAAAACTTGGGAGCGATTTTCGCTTTTTTATTTTGCTCTTTTAGTACTTGGTACCAAGAGCGACTTTCCTTTGAAATTGCTACTGCAATTCCAATCCCGACTGTGACCCTTGCCAGCCACTCGTCTAGGTTGTCCATTTGTATCACCTCCTTACATTATTAATTATACCGCATTTCAATGCATTAGTCAACCCTTTTTTTATAACTTTTTTAAATTTTTTACAGCAAAAAAGCCCTCCCATTTTGGGAGGGTTAAATCGTCTTATAAACTTTCCGGCCAAGGATCGTCTGTGGTGTAAGTCATGTTAGTAAATCTGATATCTCCGATATCACGGTCTGTAGGTACTGGATCATCAAATTGTAAGCGTACATGATTATTATCGCTACTTCCACCAACGTACCAAGTTCCATAGCGCTTACCTTTATCATTCATCATAATGCCAATCTTCGACCCTGTAGGACGAAAGCCAAGCGGTAGAGCGCCAATCGGTAAAATTGTGACATTTCGCTCTTTGTCTGAACTCTGAGGGAAATACCCTTCAGATCCTCTACGTTTGATACCAAACCAGCCCCATTTTAGCCCACCAAAAACGATTTCTACGGTTGAGTTAATGCGTCTAAACTCAATATATGCGTTATCCAAATTTGATTTGATAGTGTCAGGTCGTACTGAGCCTGTATCACCAGCTAAAATCGACCATGTCTTCCAGCCTGTGCCAGCTTTCTTTTTGATCCACTTATACGCGCCATTCTTAGCCGTGGTATCGACATAAGTAGTACCAATATCAGCTTTCAAATCATACGGAAAGCCTTCGCCTTTTAAATCAGTATCATTTGCTTCGACATTGCGTTTTAATTCTTCCAAATCGTTCTTTGTCGCAAGTTTGCTCGTTTGGTTTTGGAGCGCACTGTAAGTTGGAAACAAACTATATGCTTTGTTTAATGACAATAGATTTCTTTGGGCGTTATTAATTCGATAAATATCTGACCCGATCAGTTTGATAGCTTCTTTTAATTTATCCATGCTTTACCTCCTTAGAGGTTGTTCTTCGCTGTGTTATAAACCTGCACAAAATCAGTGTTTTCAAGGTCAGTGAATTTCTGACCAAGTTCAGTCAATTTAGATACAATCGCACTGTCTGAGCTTCCGCCCGATTTAATCTTCTCAGCGATTTCTTTGAGTGTATCCAGTTCCTCTGGTACACCTTCGCCTAAAATCGCCGTTTTTACACCAGCAATTGCAGTTTCTAACTGTTGCTGTGTGATTCCACCTTGACCGATTTCAGTTTTTTCTGCCTTGTTCGCAAGAGTGGTTTTGATTTCTTTGATATCAGCCCCGACTGTTTGTGCAAACTGTGTTAATTTTTCAGTATTTAAACTCATTTATATATCCTTTCAAATTTTAGCTAAATTATAGAGAGTTGTTAGATCAGGAAATTCTTCTGTCTGTGGGCCGTTCGGGTGTTCTGCGATGTACTTATCAATTTCAGTCTTGACATCATTTTTCACCAATCCTAAAACCTGATCGCTTGTGTACTCGTCCGCGGACTGGATAACATCGACCCGGACATTTTGGTCGCTCGGGAAGACGTACCCACCAGCCACAACCTCGACAAGATAGCTCTCAACTGGGAGGACTTTAGGAATTTTAAAGGTCACTTTTGACCCTTGGACTGTCGTATTAAATGACGCTTTCCCCTGTTTGCTGGTGAAGTGAACTGTAGCTTCCTGCCCGTTTAAATCGATCGGCGCCCATCTCTCATCGTATAACGCAAAACCAAAAAGGGAAGCCGAGTCGCCTTGTTTGACAACTCGACCGCCCTCAAACTGCTTTAAGTTGGTACAGTTTGAGCGATTCATTTAATCACCCCTTACTCATAATAATTTACTAGATCGTCTTTATCCCAGCAAGAGATCCAAACCGGGCCGAATTGCCCGAACTCAAACAAACGCCAATAGTAACCACCGTAGTAGCCACCTTTTCCAGTGTCAGCGATATTAGCTTCATCTAGTTCAAAACTGAAGAACATTCCAGTTTTAAAGTCTTGATCTGCGCCGTCCGGCAAGTTGTTTCCATTCTCGTCTACCCAGTTAACCATGGAAACAGGAATCCCGTTCTCAGTCCAATCGAACCCAACGGGTGTGAGATAGTCGCATTTGATCTGCCAAATACCATTGACATACTTGACCTCATTCGCTTGGTAATAGGCCTTTTCTTGCGGTTTGATAGCTGTATTCGCTTGGTTGTTGGTTTGTGGTGCTGTATCAGCATACCGCCAAACCTCAATATAAGCTGGTTTATTCCAGCCATAATAATCATTCCACGGATAAGTATTAATAGCTTGTCCAACTGCGCCTTGTGTTGAGTAATCGCACGAAATGAAGTATGTATCATCGATCATCACTCCGACGTGGCCACCAGCTCCACCAGAGCTTGACATATCAGCGCCCCAGCTCATCAAGACGATATCGCCCGTTACAGCGTCCCAGCTTTGGTTACGACTGATACGATAGAAGCCGTTGTTTGCGAGCTGTTGTCCAAGAGTTACCGTTGACGGTAAGCCCACGATTTTGATCCCAGCTTCTTTCAATGCTTGTGAGATTGACCCAGAACAATCAGCCGTGCCATCTGCACCGTTACGACTTCCAAGCATAGAATAAGTAAGCAAACCGCGATGATTGATAAACCAGTTTACTGTAAGTTGTTGTACACTCATTTTCTATCTCCTATTTTTTCCACTCTTCGTTAGCGCGTTTAACTGCTGCCTCGATAAAGGTATTGAGTTCTTGGTTTGTCAAGTGGATATTTTGAGACTCAAGGCCTTCAATCAAGCTCGCTTTAGCATGCTCTAGCTTATCTGCTCCGTGGATATCCAATTTGTCCGCAACTTGTTCTGTAGCATTGACCGCATTTTTCGCCAAGATCTCAACGATCTCGATCGCTTTCTTTCCTCCACGCATGAGCAAGTATTTCTTGATCGCTTGTACCACGATCCCAGTTAATACAACTAAAATGCTCATAGCCGATGATGTAATAATGCTTGTGATTTGATCCATGTTATTTCCCCTTTCTAATTCCGGCAACTTCCTTATTTGTTTCAAGCTGTCCAGTCTGAAGATTAAAATCAATTGTCCCATTAAGAGACGTTAGTTTTTCACATTTGATAGTATTAGATTTGATAGTATTAGTGATTATATTCATTTCACTTTTCCTCTCTAATTTCTAGCTCTAAGAAGCGCTCAAAGAGCACTCTTATAGCACCGTTACCGCCTAATTCGACGTAACTTTCGTATAGTTTCGACAACTCTTCTAGTTCGTGCTGGTTAGTATGTCCACGCTTTAGCGCGTTTTTTAAATTTTCCTGCAATCGAAAACGTTGAAGCCGTTGTAATCCTTTCCCGATAATCGTTAAATTCTTGTTGTTATCTTTCCCAATTTCTTCCACGTTCGATACTGACTTCTCGAGGGTATCTATCTTATTAGTTAGACCCTCAAGACGTTTGTCAGCTTCTTTAGAAGTTTTCGTACTTTTGAAGGAAAAATAACTTGGAATAATAACGACCAGAACGGGAGTCAACTTGTCAACTAGTGCCAATAGGTCCAATTTCATCACCCCCTTTAGTGAAAGTGATGGTTATTGTACCGGTTGAGTTTCCAAATCTGTATTCTCTTTTGGTTTAGTCCACTTCCAAACTGCCAGCTTACCGTTTTGCTCAAGGCTTGTGAGTTGGTCAAGCGTTTCTCCATTGTAAGTAAAGTCACTATTGACTTGTACCATCACACGGTTACCCTCACCATATTGGGCGCTGTGAGTGGTATCTTCAAGGGTAAAAATTTCTTGCGACTTGTAAGTCTTACCAGTTTTACCAAGATCAACCAATTCAAGCCCGCGCTTGTAGATTGTTGGGTCAAGTGGATTTTCTGTGTCAGTAACTCGGGCTAGTACTGCCCAATCTGCTACTGCCTTAACTTCTGCAATTTTAGTGTCTTTCTCAGCGAGTTTAGCTTCGTATTCTTGCGCTTGAACGTGCAAGTCTTCTTGCAACTTCTTAACACCCTCAGCCGGGTTTAGCTCAGTCGCAACTTGGCCGAGTACAGCTTGGATCAGCGCGTCATCTGATTCGTTGGTGCGATCCCCAATTAAAACGCGTTCAAAAGCTGTATAAGGATTGTTTGAACGAATTGATACAAAAGTGCGTCCTTCTTCTTGCAAGTATTTGTTAATGATTTTAAATTCCATATTTATTTACCTTCTTCTAGTTTTTTCGAAGCCTCATCAAAGAGGTCTTTGAGTGCTGAGTCACTAGCTAAAACATCGTTAAATTTAGTTAGCAATTCATTGGTTTGTTCATAGTACGCCTTGTAGTTAGCGCACTCAATAATTTTATTCGCAAGTTGGACTGCGACATCGTTGATAATTTTGTCTGTTGTGTTCATGCATTACCTCTTATTTAAATCCGTATCCATTTAAAATTCCCTGTATATGATTCTTGATCACTGCATTAGTAACCATTCCATGACGGACCATCATACCAAAGCAAGAAAGTAGATCCCAAAGATATGCTCCAACATCTTTTCCATTTGCCAAAATGACTTTGCGAGAGTAAACGGCTTCTAAAAAGAAATCTCCACGCCCGATATAGTGCTTAACCCCGTTTTCATTCATTGGTAAGAGATACGTTTCTTTCCCTTGCATGTTGTTGTGAAAGTTCCAAGGGCTACGATTACTTTTGTTGTTATAAATCAAAACGCGGTCGCCAATAATTTCTGTTAAACTTTCATTAGTACCGTTACCTTTGCCAGACCATAGACGGATACCAGCGAATGTAGGGTTGTCATGCTTCTCTGATTTATCGTGGTTCGTGCCAAAAATCATAAGTGCAGCGTTACTATCTCTAAAACGTTCTGCGATAAATCCGCTCTTAGTCAGCTTGATAAACTGCGATGAATTGGTATCATCAATCCGTCTGATTGTAGCTTCGTTATTCAGCACATTATATTGACCTTTCTGTAGATCAATATTCATCTTGCTGTTAAGGGCTTCAACACGACCACCTCGCAAGACCATACCAGTTAGCGTACCAGCTAGGACATTGCTTGCATTAACGTTAATCACATTAATCTGACTGGCGTCAATCGTGCCAGCGGTTAGTTTATCGGCAGATAGGTTCGCTATCATACTGTCCTTAATAACCGCATTATCAATCTTGGTCTGACCTGTGATGTGCGTCAACCGTCCATCTATTCGGTTAGTGCCATTCGCTAGTACGTTGATAGAATTGAGTACATCTCCGTTACTATTTAGGTTCTTAACCGACCACGAATCAGCAAGCTGTGTGACTTGCGTCTGTGTAGCAATGCCTTGCATAGCTGCACTGTCTACAAACTTGTTAGGTGGTCTATCTCCACGGACAAGAGACACCTTACCGATGGCAACAGTACCATTCTTCATCAGCCAAAATTCCAGTGGGAATTCTCTTGATTTAGTCGTCGTCTTATTGACCGTCATTGTACCCGTGATAATTTGGACACCAGTTTTATCAAAGTATACTCGGTCAGACGCAAGGCCACCGTCTCCTGACCACAATTCGATACCAAGAGGAGCATCTGGTAGTACATCTACCCATGCTTCAAAACGATAACTGATTTTTTCGCCCTCAGTAAACGTTGACGTGTTAAGCGGTAACGCAAAACCATGGTAAACGCTGTTAGCTTTCCCAGAATTGGTAATTCTCAATAATTTCGTTGAGGCTGTAACTTCAACGACATTGGCTTCAGATTGCTTCTTCTTCCATTTACTTAAATTGGTAGGGTCGTAAACTAAGTTGAAATCATCTGTAACGTACTTGCCGACTTCTGTTTGAAATATCTCGCTAGACATAACCAAACGTGATAGCTTATCGGGTGCGTCTGTTTCGGACGTGCCGATGATACGCTCATAGAGTTTGTTAGATTCGGTTAGCTTGTTAAATTCTACAGTTTGCCTTTGGATTGCAGATTCTGTATTGTCAGCTTTATTTCGTAAATCAGCTAGACCAGTATTGGTACTTCTTTCAAATCCGTCAAAAACTTGTTTTGATATAAAATCAGTTTTGACATTCTGCAAGATTTTATTATAAATAACCCCGCTATCTGTCTGATAAAGGCTTTCTGTGACTTTACGATTTAAGTCTGGACTGTTTAAAATCAGCGTTTTTATCTGCTCTGACAGCTTCCCAGCATCTGGAATTGTACCAGCTTTTACTAGTGCTTCTTGCGCTTTCGCATTGACTTTCTCAATTTCAAGATTGGTTGACTGTCTAGCTTGCTCTAACTGCTTATCAACCTCTTTCTTGATCTTATCAACATCTTCGGTATCAATGCGCTTCTCCCACATTGAACCGTTCCAGACATACATGCGGTCATAGATACCGTTCTTCTCAAACCAAATGTCACCAATTTTATGCTCTTTATTATCTGGGCGATTGTACCAGACTTTGTTACCTTGAGCGTTTAACAGGTAGTCAGGTAAGTTATTCTCAAACCTTTCTTGACTTTTAGCAATATCATCAACCTTGCCAGCGAGTCCGCTCTGCATTGTCGCACGGACATTTGTACCAATATCACCAAACTCTACACTCTCGTTTCGCTCATTGACAAAGTCGTAAGTGATCGCGGTTACTTTCGCAGTTTCGTCGGTCAAACCGATCTGTGGGTAGTAGATAGGTACAATGTCGCATAATTCCAACTCTTCGATCCAGCCATTATCTGCATAATCAAGAGTTTTAGCTAAATCAGCATACTCGATTTTGATGTTGATCTTAGGCTTACCAATTTCATTGCGCTCCATATAATCATTAGCGATTTTACGCAATTTATCGGGTGTTGGGATATCCTTACTCTTGCTATCAGATTTAAATTCGCTTGAGAAATCTACGACTTTAATTCTGCGATGTGCGTAGAGAGCCTTATACTTGCTATCTACATAATTCTCTGGGAGCGTGACTGTTACGGGGTCGGGCTGACTATCACTAGTGTCCCCCTCTGGTTTATCGGGAGTGTAAGTCGCAAAAGGCAGTACACTAGTGTATGCACTCTCGATTGTTTCATCAAGTTCAGCAGATAAGATGTTACGACCATATTCCAGCACGGTTGGAGCGGTACGACCTAACTGCTTATGCAGTCTGACTGTCATGTTGTCAAACTCATACTCTCCGCCATAGATGTCCAAAATAGAGCCTTCTACACCACCAAGGGCTTGTCTTGCATTCTCCATTTTGGAGATGTCAAACACACCCTTACCAGTCGTCTGGATATCAGACCAAACATCAAAACGTAGATCACCAATCGTTGCATTGTGCCAGATTGCGAGAGCAGTAAAGGCAGAACCACTAAAGACCCTGCCATTAACTAGCCCCATGTATTCTAACTTATGACTGATATGCTGACCGTAGATTTTAACAATGTTACTGCTATCTTTTACGATTCGCGAGATCTCAAAGGTTTGGTTTTTAGTTCGCAATCCAGCGTCAGCCTTGAGCTTCATTTCTTTCTCAAGGGTTGCAACCATTGGATCGTTCGCGGGAATTTCTGAATATAGCGTATAATTTCCGTTGCGTTCACGGGTTACAGTCCCCTTGGTAACGTTAAGTTCACCCAGACCGTAAGTGTCAAAAGCCGTCTCATTTTTATTAAACAAAATAGGTCTCATAATTTGACTCCCCAGTTTGGAATAATAAACACCTCAAAATTCCCGTCCCAACTAATCAAGTTACGGCCGTAGTCAAAGTAAGGCATCTGAAATTGAGGAGATCGCACCACTTTATCCCACGCTGGCAGATTGTCCTTAAATACTTGGTTTGCTTGCATATCTAGTGTGATCTTGCCTTGCACACCTTTTAACTTAGTCTTGCGACCGTTAATGGTAAGTGTACAGTCACCCGATCCAACCAGTGTGATGATTGGTTTTGCGTTAACATTGCCCAGGCCATTGATTGCAACTCCGTTTGTCAGCTTTTGAGTAGTGCGCCCTTGCTTATAAAACTTGACTGGATAGGTCAAAAAGTTTAGCTTGACTTTACCAAACTGTCGCATAAGTCCAGCGATCTCAAAAGTCTCAATAAATGCTGAGCGATAGATAAAATCTGGGTCCCAGGATAATGTCAAATCTTTGTAGCCGTCAACATTCAGCCAGTTACTGATTTCACTTCCTGCGTCCGTGAGTTTGCGGTTTGAAAGTAAGGTACAAGGCAACTCTAGTGTCACTGATTTAAGACGGTTCTTTGAGATTAATAAATCACCGTCACGGCCAGGAACCGCTACTGTTTCTACGTCATTGCCAGTTGAGTTAATAACGTAGTCGCTGGTCACTCGCAAGCCATGAGTGGTGCTTGATACACCATTAAAAGTAAAACTTCCCATTATGCCATTCTACCTCCTTCCAAGTTTGTGTAATAAGCAAGCTCACGCAATAGCCTGCGCATATTTTCCGGACTAAAGAAGTTATCGTTAGCCGTACCGCTGGCATTTAGCGTGTAGTTGTTAGTGACGTTAGAGTTTGAAACTCCACCGCCCGAATATCCAAAGCGCGAAGCTAAAGTGTCAGTTAAACCGCTGACAAGATCACCACGTCCTGGCAAGTTAAAGCCAAATCCGTCTGTGTACTTCTTGCCCGATTCAACGGTTTTGTTTGCTAAATCAGTCATCGAATCATCGACATAATAGCCGTACTTCTCGATACCTACAGCCATACCTTCCGGAATCGCGCGACCAACCTGATCTCTAAAGACTTTAGATGGTGAGTTGATAGCCAGAGTAGATCTAGCTGCTGCAACCGCGCTACTTGCTATGCTGGCTGCTGCAGACGCAACCGCTCCAGCCATAGCGTAGATACCACTCATCATACCCTCGCCGATAGACATACCGGCATTATATCCGCCGTTGTATCCGCCGGACATACCATTGTGCGCTGAGGTTTTAAGGTTACTTGACGCGTTAAATACTGCTCCGTTGTGACTTGCTACACCACTAGTAACACCCGTACCAAATTGTGAACCGGCATTTCTGCCATCGTGACCTAGCGAGTTAACTGATGCATTAATCATCTGCTTCATCGCATTTGATGCACCAGTAGCAATGCCTTGCGAGGAATTGATACCACCACCGATACCAGTTCCGAATTGTGAACCGTACTGTTGCCCATTCATCGACATCGCGAGGAATTGAGCAGAAATAGCAAGGTTCATCGCTGATGCGGCACCAATAGCGACCTGTTGGCCTGCGCTAATACCAATAGCAATACCAGAGCCAAATTCTGACCCTTTAGCCTGTCCGTCTGCTGACATGCCGTCCATTGTAGCAGTAGCGTTTGACTTGAGGGTGTTAGCTGCAGCTTGCACTGCGTCAGCTCCGCTAGCTACACCAGCACCGACACCAGAACCGAGTTCAGAACCTTTTGCCTGACCTTCGGTAAAAAGATTCGCAAGAGCGCCTATAGACGCATTTCTAAGGCCATCTACTGCTCCCTGTGCTGTTTCTTGGCCCTCTGTGATACCTTGCGCGTATCCACCGCTTACTTGCGTACCGCTGTATTTGGCTTCTGTCGGTAAGTTATTAAAGGCTTGCTTAGATGCTTCTGTCAGCTCGGACGCTGCTTGTTGGACGTCACCTTTCCCAGACCGCATACCATCGGCAGTTTTCTTAGGCACTTCACGCCCTTGTGTTTCAAAATCTGCCTCAGCAAGTGCTTTCCTAAATTCAGTAGCAATAGCTGTCACCATCGCTTGAATTTCGGGTGGTAGTTCTTCTCCTGTTGCGTGAATGCTACGTAAGAAGCCTTCTTTGGCTTTATCTCCGGCTTCCTTCCATTTGCCATTAAGACGTCCTAGTTGTTCATCGGACGCATCTACAAGAGCCTGAGTTTGGTTGGCCATTTTAGGGCCAGCTTGTTTCATTTGTTCGATAAGACCTTGGTCTAATCCACGTTTTGCAAGTGTTTCAAGATTTTGAGACCACTTGTCAACTGCTTCGATATTCTTCTGCAAGTTAGCGGTCATCTGGTCTGCAGATAGGGCTGTTTGCTGTTCGATAGCTTGGAAAGCGTTCTGGACTTCACCTTTTAGGTTGGCAAATTCCTGTTGCATCATATCTACAGCCTTACGCTGGGCGTCGTTCATGTTCTGCATCGTATAGATTATACGACCAGACGCATCTTCTGTAGATTTGGCCTTTGCTTCGTTATTCTTGACAATCGTATTGGCAAGTTCGTTGTCTGATTCCTCGGTCTTTTTGATGTCGTCTTGGAGTTTATTGAGTTCTTCGCTGTACTTCTCTTTAAACTTAGCTTTGATTCCATCGCGTATTTGTGAGTTCGTAAAGAGTGACCCTTCGGCATTATCAACTTCTTCGACAGTGTCTTTATATTTCTTCTCAAGCTCAGCCATCTTGTCCTTGATTTCGAGGCGCTTCTTAGCGTTCTCTACCATCTTGTCGTTGGCAGCCTCAATCTCAGCCGATGATTTAGCAATCTCAATCTGTTTACGGATTGCGTCTGTGGTCATGTTGATTGTGCCGGTTGCTTTATCGTACTGAATATTTAGGCCTTCAATACGTGAGTTTAAGGTTTCGGCAGCCGAAGCAAGCTCTTTCTTCTGAGCTGCAGTCTTATTCTCGACCGCGTTTAATTCGTCGATTTTCTTTACTAGTCGCTCATTATCCTCGGCTGTAGCTTGGATCTCGTTTCTGCGGTCTTTATAGGCTTCATTGCCTTTTTCAACACTTTCGTGTAAGTCGTCAAGGGAGCGTTTAAACTCTTCATTCTTGGCCTTGGCTTCCTTGGACGCTTCGCTTTCTTGCGTCAACCACGACACCAGGCCAGCAATAGCACCGACAACCAGGAATACTCCGCCAGAAGATAGGGAGGCCAAAGCCCCAGCAAGTCCGGTAGTAGCTCCTGTTGCTACGAGCGATGTGCTGGTTAAGGATACCAAGGAAGTTATAAGCGTACCAATCAAGCTACCGATTCCCTTGATAATTGCAAGGCCCAGCATTGCCCCTTTAAAGAGTAATACTGCTGATACAACACCAGCAAATACCGAAATAAGCGGGTCTAAAACAGGTTTGAGGTAGCCCAATACATTTACTAGTGATTTAACAACTGGAGTAGCACCGCGAATAACACCGATGATGACGTTGAAAGCACCGTTAATAACATCTTTGATACTATTTAAATGCTCGGCTATGCTCTTGCCAGTTACGGCCTTGCTTAACTTGTCAAACTCTGTAATGACGTTCGCAATACCTTTCGCAAACGCACTAACAATGTTAGTGAACGAGGTTCTGATCCCTTCAGAGTTCTTCTTCGCCATTTCAGCAAAGCCATTCACTCCTTTGTTTAGTTCAATCAGACGTTTACTAAAATCATTAAAGGTTATCTTTCCATCTTGCAAAGCCTTGTAAAGATCATTCTGCGCTGATGCCCCAGCATATCCGAAAGATTCAGCCGTTTTCTGCAAGGCATAAGACATGGTTTCTTGTAGGGTCTTCCATGATTGCAAGTCAACCTTTCCGGATGATAACATCTGGGTATACTGCGTTAAACCGCGAGATGCTTCTTCTGTAGAAGCACCAGAGGCGAGGAACGCATTATTTAAGGCGATTGTTAACTTAGTAGACTGCTTCAAATTACCAGTCATTGAGGTTAGCTTCTGAGTGGTTGCCACAACTGTGTCAAGGGTTGTTGGTAGTCCTTCAATACCCTCAGAAAGCAACTTAGTAGAGGCTGCAACATCTTTCGATGAGAACCCAAAAGCCTTCATTACTTTAGGGAACCGTTGCAAGGTATCGAACCGGTCAATAGCCTTGTCCATTGACTGACTGACAAGATTCATTGCAGAGCTTACAGCTTTAAATGCTACCGCTCCGACCGAGAAGTTCTTGATTGCGTCTTTGATCTTTTCAAAGCCTTTGGCACCTTGGCCAGCTTTATCACCGCCAGCTTTGGCATCTTCACCAGCCTTTTTAAAGCCAGCACCGCCCCCTTTAGCTTCCTCACCAGAGGCTTTCACCTTGTGACCAGCTTGTTTAAACCCTTCACCGCCAGAGCTAGCCTCATTGCTAGCTGACTTAATTTTGTTTGATGCCTGTTTAAAACCGTCGCCAGACCGTTGGGCAAGATCAGAGCTTTCTTTTACTTTCTCCCCGGCTTGTTTGAAGCCGTCACCGGACCGCCCAGCAATGTCCGAGCTTTCCTTGATTTTCTCGCCAGCGCGTTTAAAACCATTTCCAGAGTTTGAAGCAATTTCGGAGCTTTCTTTAATCTTCTCCCCGGCGCGTCTAAAGCCGTTACTTGACGTTTCCGATAGCTTCGCACCCTCGGCCATACGGTCACCGGCACGTTTAAAGCCCTGTCCAGCTCTTAGAGCCTTATCACCAGTAGACTGGATACCGTCTCCGGCACTCTTGACCCCTTGGCCCGATCTGCGGGCTTCAGTTTCTAAACGTTTTAAAGCGTCTGATAGTTCTGTTAGTTTGCGTCCATTGACCTGGACGTCAATAACTATCTTTCCATCTGACATTATTCATCTCCCTCCTTTCCATCTAATCTGTATTTGTTTTGTAGCCGTCTCATTTTGGCCTTGTACTCGCTACTATCATGCTTCGATGGCTTCCATGACCGTATCTCTACTAATTGAGATACAGCCGTCCCCTCTGGCATACCGTTTAGTAGCGCGATAAATTCGGTCCATGTAAGCCGGCCTTGTGCTTCAAAGAGGTTGATGTTGTACGCTTGCACAAAGCTAGCGTATATCTCTTGCGCGTCTACTTCAAAATCAATCAAACGAATATCATCTTCTTCGTCCTTGGCTACTGGCATAGGGTTCCCGTGTCTGTCATAAACCACGCGCTCTTTTTTTGTCCTCAAAAAATGCTCATTGATATAATCCCACACGGCAACGATATCCTCTGGGTTGTCCAAGGCTTCGTCCGTCATCATTAAAACCGCTGTGCGCATCTTCTCAAGATTGTTCATTACTTCGTTGTCAAACATCTCAAAAACATCAAGCACCAGATCAAAGGAGCAATCCACGTCGTAGTGATGCCCGTTTAATTCAAAGGAGTCCTGTATCGGCTCATTTAACTTCATGAGCTATCCCCCTTTTATTTTTTGCTGGTCTTTTTAGTCTTCTTTGCTTTTGCTTTTTTGACAAATGACTCAGCAACCGCACCCGATGCTTTAGCCCGTTCTTGACCTAGACGGTCAAGCTCCGCACCCAGCATGGTATCCACCTCATCAAATGCATGATCCAAAGCGTCAAGGTCTGGATAACGTTCATAGAGCTTAGCAAAGGTACCGTCCCCAAATAGCACATCATACTTAATCTCCGTCATTTTCTTTTGCATTTCAAAGGCTTCGTCAATAACTTGCTTGTTAATAACTCCTTCTTTGAGATCGTCAAACTCTCCATTGTTAGACCGTTCAATAAGCTCTAACTGATATTTATTAAAGCGTTCTGTGATCTCTTCCTGGAGCGTAGCAAGACGCGAGATGTTTTCTAATGATGTATCAAACTGTAGTTCGATTTCGCCGATGTTAATAGGAATGTAGTTGCGTTTTAGTTTGATTGAAATAGACATGTTTTTCCTCCTTTAATGCACAAAAAAAGCGCTACCTAAACAGATAGCGCCCAATAATTTGATTAGACGACTGCTGAAATTTTTGGAAGTGAATTGTACGAGATTTTGCAAGAAAATTCTTCGTATTCTGCAGCAGCGCCCGAACCAGCTTTAATATCGGATACAGTAGCAATTCCGACTGCTTGGTTCTTACCGTCAGCATCTACGACTTTATGCCATACAAGACGTTCGTTACCGAGTTTGTATTTTAGTCCAGCGATATACTTCATAGCTGGGTCCTCTTTGTCGTAAGTCCCTTTGAACGTATATGTACCTTTTACGGAAGTAACTGTAGTTTCTTCTGTTCCGTCGCCGTCGTAGTAAGCGGTAGAAGTAGTTTGCTCATCTGTATCATCTGCGATGTCTTCGATCCATTTTGCAAGTTCCAAATAAGTAGATTTTTCTGGTTCTACTTTTGGATCAGTTACAGGAGCGATGAAATGCCCACGGAGGGCGTTTTTATAACGTGCCATATATTAATTAATTCCTTTCTTTTTGCGGTTGAAAAACCGTGATGTTTGCTTGAATATCTTGTAAATAGATGTAGTAGCCTTGTTCATCTCTCTCATTGAGAAACGGCATTGCCACCTCTAGGTTGTCGAACGCATACGATCCGTTAGCACTTGGAATGTCTACGAATAGATCGGATAAAGCCTCATTAACTGCCCATAAGCAAGTATTAGCTTTATCGTGATCTTTCGTCTTAACTGCGATTTCGAATGGTAGAGATACATCTCTAGCCTCGTCCATATAGATCTTATTGATCTTTCCACCAGCTAGTGGATAGACCACAAGACTCTCGTCTTCATCTAAATAATCCATACGGGACTTGATAGGAAGATCAAGAGAATTAACGAAAGCATTAAGTCTTTCTAAAAAATCATTTTTAGCATTCATAGTCCTAACGCCTCTCTTCCTTTATCTGCCCATTTGTCGCCATACAATCCTTTCGCTTTCAAATCCCATCGTTTACCAGTTCCAGCAGTTGTATACTTTTTAAAAGTAAAACTGCGATGTTTGTTATAGGACGATCCGTAAAACTGTGCCCTAGCGTAGACTGTGTTATACACAATCTGGTTGCCAGATACGTGTCCAGAACCACGAAGATCACCACCACGGAGAGGTACGAACCTTTCCATGTCCAGCATTGCTTGGTTAGCGATAGCGTACTCAGCTACTTTCTTTGCATTCGGGCCAAACTTCTTATTAATCCGTCCTAAATCAACTGTGATACTAATTCCCATTAGATCACCTCAATTTCATAAGTAAGTATTCGCTTATTAATCGGGTGTCTATTTGGAATGATCTTGACAATGATGTACTCTTGATTGTCTACAATCAGTTTCCCGTCAATGTAAGAACGATCAATCTCAAAATTGCAGTAGTCTGTATCAATGTACAGCACTCCAGCAAACTGGTCTGTGCGGTTTTTGCTTTTACCAGACTTCTGTGATTGTACGTGTGCGGTACTTTCATCAAAACGGCAAGGATCAATATATAGATCACCACCGAAAGTCTCTTTACCCCACTCGTCAATGCCAACACGCTTCTTAATGATTGCTGTGTCTACTAACATTCGCTTATCTATCATAAGACACCCCGCTATAGCCAAATCCAGCCATTCTCAGCCAATTTTCTGCATCGAGAGATAGATTATACTTAGATCCTTTTGAAACGCTCTGTGAGCTGTTTTGATAGCTTACAGAGGTTCTGCCGATTGTCACGCTAGACAATGATTGTTTCTCGTCTGCCGTAATGATGCCAGAGCGATCCAAGTAGTAAATCTGATAAGCGACTGCATTTTTTACAGCTTCTTTGCGTGGTTCAAAGTCACTGTCAAAATCCTTGTATGCATAGAAATTGTGGATATATAAGTTGACAGTCATCTCTGCTCGCTTATACAATTCATCAAATTTGTCGGTTTCATCAAAACCTAATTTAAGATATTCTGGATAGGTCAAGTACTCCACATTCTCACCTCTTCTAATAAATAAAAGAGGTTGGATTATGCCTCAACCTCTTCCGTTTCTGTAGTTTCTGTTTCTACTTTCTTCTTGCGACTACGTTTTGGTTTCTGTTCCCCAGTCTCTGTAACTTCAACCAGTACAGTTTCGCCTGGGAATACATCCGCCAGCTTCTCGATTAAATCTTTAGCTGTCGCGTCGTCAAGTTCCACGACATCACTCTCTAATACCGTGATGTCAAGATCTTGGAAGAAAACATTTTTTGTTGTTTTAAAAAGTGCCAATAGCTACCCCCTTTTAAACGACTGTACCAGTTACCTTAACAATCGCTTTCTTGTTATCTTCGAGTGCGTATGTACCACCTTTAGCAGCAGCTTGCAATTTAACACCGTCGAAGTCTTCTGCCTCAACTGTACGAGCAGTAGAGATACCTACGAATGGAATGATTGTTCCATCTGGTACAAAGTAAGCGACATCGCCAGACTCAAAGTATTGTTCTGGTGTTTCTACAAGAGCGAAACCTTTGTATTTAGCAAGACCATTTTCATCAATAGATACGCTAGAGCCTTTAGCAGAAGTGTTTGCAGTCATGTCTACGATTGCGTTGAATAATTCTGTACGCAAGTACAATGTAACAGGAGCGATCACTTCGTTGTTGCTGTAGTATGCTTTGATCTTGTTAACTAAAGTACGTACAGTAGCTTCCTGCATATCTGTGAGGGCTTCTGTTTTACCTGCAGCGGTTGACAAGAATTTACCGATACGTTTGTTCATTCCACGAGTTTGAGCTTCTGCATTGAGTTTCAAACGGTCAGCGACTGCAGCCTCAATGTTGTTATTGACTGTGTAACGGTCAATACCTTCGTGGATTGCAAGAGTGTAGTCGTAAGGTACATCTGTGTTAGTGTATTTGATTTCTTTCAACTCACCAAAACGAGATTTACCAGCACCAGTTCCAAAACCACCATCGTTAGCATCTGTTGAGTATTCACCCATAACGACAGGAGTTCCGTTAGTTTTGACTGAAAAAGCAGTAGTATTTTCTTGTACCCCGTCCAAAATTTGGATAGGAGACAAAGCGTTGATAAAGGCTGCATTCACTCCGAATACAGTAGCGAGCATATCGCGGTATCGTTTCTCATAGCGAGCGACTGCTTGATTGTTGTTATTTGGCATAGATTATGTTCCTTTCTTATTTTTTCTTGCCATACGAGGCGATAATAGCCTCAAAAGGATCAACCTTGCCCTCTTCTTTAACCGATGGTGTGCCACCGACTGAGAAGCTGGGTTTAGGTTCTTCCTTTGGTTCTTCGGATACATTCCCGAATTGTGGATATTTAGCAAGGACTTCTGAGATTGCATCATTAATTGTCACATCGTCAGTCACCTTGCTTTGAGAAAGAGCAACGACATCATCAACAGCGTCAGAGCGTACGCCAAGCATCAATGCTGCATACTTAGCAGTAAGTTGCTTGTTTTCCAAAAGAACCGCTTCAAGTTGTTTCTCTTTATCAGCGATTGCCTCAGATTGTTTCTCTGCTTCCGTCTTCTGTGAGTCTTTCCACTCTCTCAATTGTTCAAAGCCTTCTTTAGCACTCTTGACATCTTCAAATCCCAGGCTTTTAAAGATCTTTTCCTGTGCTTTTTTGGCTTCTTTGGCTACTAATCCATTCACTTCCTCTTGTGTAAATGTCTTAGCTTCCTCTTTTGCAACTTCGGCTGTTGCCACCTCTCCAGCATTAACAGGCTGGTCTGTTGTTTGGATTTCTTCGGACATTGTTTGCCCCTCCTAAATTGTGATCTTCCATTCTTTAGCGACTGTGGATAAAGTCGTAAGCGCCCAGCGGGTAACGATCCCGCAAGAGGTAAGAAACAAGGAGGAAACAACCTCTTATCCAGAAATGAGCGCAAAATAAAAACCGCATGATTCTCCATACGGTTTTTGAAAAAATTAAATAGCAGTCTATTCCCGCTTGTCAAGATACCGGATCACCTCCTAAAACGTTCATTAAGTCGAACTGCCTCAATTACTACAGTTTTTTTACGATATTTCATTTTTTTACCTTTCTTCTTGAAAAAAATCGCATTGTGAGTTATAATTTAGATAGTAAATAGAGGTTTTCCATCTCCCCTTGAAACAGATTATTCTGCGGTAGGAGGTGGGACACCTCTATTTTTCTTTTGGTTCTAAAATATCAATCAACTCATCTGATCTCTTCAGTACGGCTATATTTAACCCTCGACGACCAGACTTATAGATTTCTTCTAACCTATTTGCGATTTCTTGTTTAGCTAGCGGAGTTTTAGTGATATCAAACACAATATTTTCAGCTTGTTCCTTCGCTTTTTTCGATGCATTATCAAAAACATTATTCCCGCTTCCAGAAATCTCTTTTAAATCAAATTTCATACCATCAATCAAATAGTCAGGAGTAGGGATATTTTTTGGATAATTAACTCTTGGCGCCATTTGAACATGCTTCCCAAACGTTTTAGAAAACCATTCTCCTACTTCTTTCTCTCTTTGGGAATAATCTAGCACTACATGTTTTCCATCAACTTGATATTTCTGACCGTTATGTTCCCAGTAATTCATTTCTGTGACCTTAGTTTTGCTAGGATCTACATTTGACAGCCATTTATCTTTTACAGAAATATAAGACTTATCGCCAGCAGGTTCGACGCTTGCTGGTTTTTCATTTTTCTTGAAGAGTTTTTCTCTAGCATAATCACGATGAAGGAAAGGCTTATCTTTCAAGAAATCACGCATAGCGCTTTGCTGAGTGCGTATCTTACTCTTGTACTTATCTATAAGGTCCTTGTCGCCTAACTTATTGGCAATGTGTAATTTTTCCTTACTGTCTCTTATAGACCGTTCTAATGCCCTTTGCTTAGCCTGTGCGTTAGCGTTTTTAATCGCATCTTCTGGTGTGATGTTTTTAACATCATCGCCTAAATCTGGCATATCGTTAATGCCAATAACAAAAGGTGTCAGATAATGCCCGCAGTTAATGCCAAGACATCCTGCCGGTGTACCGTAACCATGATCTGCTAGCGACAGAACACTATAGCCACCCTCTTCTCTCGCCTCACCATACGTTACAATATGGTGTTGCAAAGGTGCACAAGCCTCTCTCGCAGTTGCTTTCTTTGAGTAGTAAAAGGTATCTATCCCCAGCTCATCCGCTGGCTGTGTGCGCATTTGACGATATACCCTACGTGTCGTAGTCTTAACGACTGTACGTGCGTAGTTATCAATGCGCCAGTTCTTCCCGCCTCTATCCTTAAAGCCTCGAAAGCCAACTTCCTGCCATTTCATGACAGTTTCAGCAATTGCTTTGTCCGGTGTAGCAACACCAGTTGCAACTTTAGCAACTGTTTCCTTGGCAATGTTACGATAGACATCGTTAACCACATTTGGCAGTGTTGTATTGATTAGGTTATTAATGTCACCACTCGCTTGCTCTAAATAGGCTTCTAGTTGTTTCTGTACATGGCTTGTATCAAAGTGAGGATCTTTATTCAGATCTTCCAAAAGTTGGCTCTTGGTGTCCTTATATATCTTTAAACCTTCGCCCTCAATGACATTTCGGAGTTGTTCTTCTGTGATATCCGTATACTTGGATATCACTTTAAGATTATGCTCATTAAGCGCGTGCATCTGATTAAGTTTCTCTAATTGCCAGATGTAAGGATTGTCTGTGAGCGATGTCGTCCCACGTTCCAGCAGTCTATCTACCATCTGCTCAAAGAGTTCGACAGTTAACTTATGATAGAGATCAGCAAGACGACTCGATCCAAGTTCTAACTGTTCGTCATTAAATTGTATCGGCAGTCTCTTGCTCATGCTTCATCATTCTCCGTAGATTTCAATGTCTGTTGTATCACGTTCTGTGTTAGCAGTAGCCATTGTTTCGTTATTGATACGTTGTACCATTTTGCCAGCTTCTTCTTCCGTTAGTTTCAATGCCCGTTGAATCGCTGTCTTACGGTCAACCAAACCACTTGCAAGAGCTTTTGTCCAGTATTCAAGTTCACTATTGCGATCAGTAAAGACACCATCGTCTAAATTGACGCTGATCTGTTCCATTTCTGGAATAGGTCCATCGTAAAAGTCGTAAAGTGATCCAAGTTCACAAATCGAAATAACCAATTCTTTCAATGACTGCTCAACCAAAGATACCAGGCTATTTCGCATTTGGTAAGTGTCCGAGTTTTCTGACACGATCTCTGTTGCAGTTTTCATTGACTTGCCGTCAAAACTAAACATACCAGCAGATACACCTATCTGCATTTCAAAAAGGCTCAAACCTTCGTTAATAGCCTTGATATAATCTTCTGAGCGAATAGGAGTTGTTAGGTCAGTGATGTTAATAGAACCATCTAACCCGCCTGTATCAAATTTCTCGTATACATTTTGATTAGGATCAAACTTGCGTGTAACAGTGACTTTCTCATTGCGTGAGTTAAATTCAGTACGTACTGTCTGCTCTGGGACTGCTACTCTGCGTTGCCCCATCTTGACTTCCCACTTAAACTCATCATAAGTCGTATTAATAAAATCGATTGTGCTCTTGGCATTGTCAAAGATAGACAGACCCAAAGGACTGTTAATATCTTTGTTATTCATGCCAGCAGTCTTTAAGTAAGTGAATAGTGGACGGCTCAATCCTTTAATTGTTGTTGTCTCGTCCAACTCCTCGTAGAGTTCAGACAATGGCACACGATCACCCACACGATCCTTGACTTCTGATCTATAGAGTTCATTTGTGATTGTATATTCATCTTTGCTCTTCCATTCATGGAATTCAATCAAAGTATAATATACATTCTTTTGTCCCTCTGACTTAATTGTTTTAGTGACAATAGCAGCGCTCGATACATCCTGCGTATTAGATTGCATAGGAAGAAAGACAGGAGCTTGCACGAAAGCAATCTTAATCTTATCACCGTCAACATAAGGACGCATAGCAAGTCCACCAAGCGCAAGACAACTTTCAAAATAACGCTCAAAGTTTTTGTTAAATCGGTCATTCAGCAACACGCTTTGTACAAACTTATCAGCACCACTTACAGCTTCATCAACTGTGATTGTAGCTTGTTCATTGTAGACAAGGCTTGCAATCTTCTTTGCTGCAGTTCGTCCAATTGGTAAGTGATTGAATGGTCGTTTAACCATATCACCATTCGTGTTCATAAACTCCACATCATCCCACTTGGACTGATAATAACGTAGATTGCGCATAATGCGCTTGTATTCATCTTTACTTACTGCTATCCGTGGGTGTTCTGTGATATTGCCTAGCGATTGTTGTTGCATCGCATACTGTCCTCTCTTAAATATATTTACTATTCGTTGTATAATTCCCATTTAAATTAAACCTTTAAATTTAGATAACGTGCGTTGTCTATCACGAAATATTGAAACGCATCACACGTATGGTCATCCTCTTTGACAACCTTCGGATCATCATTCATGATTGACTTTTCTTCCCACTGGTATTTTTTATGCTCCTCGATAAAATACTTTAGGTTGTTTATCGTTTTTAAATAAAAAAAGCGCCCCTCTGCTAGAAGCGACTGCACGTATTCAGTCATGACTATCTTTTTCTTTTTAGCTACTGGATGCCAACGCTCTCCAAAGTCTTCAAAATATTGATTACGCAACGCGCCCTCGGCACTATCTATCGTCATATTGAGAATAGGAGCGTTTGGGAATTGCTTCTCTTGCTCTGTCACAAAATAATGCAAGTCTTTAGATAGTGTGCTTGGAGCTTTCTTGTGCGTCTTCCCAGCAGGGCTGTAGTAATAGTTATCAATTAAATAGACCTTGTCAGCACTTGTCATAACTAGATGCAAGCAAGTAGTTGCTGACTGTTGATGCCCGCTATCGACTGCAAAGAATTGTCCAATGACACGCTCATTATCTGGTACTTTGTCAATCTCCTTAAACAAATCCATGTTATAGACATTCGTACCAAGCCCGACTGGTTCACCCAGATAGATGTATCTGTAGTAGTCGTAGTCGTTATCTTTGATACGTTCGATGTCTTCTAGCATCTGTTCCGTAACGAAGCCCAGCCTATCATCAAGATAAGATGATGAATGCACTAGATAGTTATCATTCTCTTTCAATTCCTCTGCCCACTCATTGATCCATGAATATGGATTACGTGGTGGGTTATACGACCAGAAGAATTTCACAAAGTCAATATCTGGATGCTTCTGTCGCATAAAAGTCACGTTCGACTGGTCAAAATCTTCTTTGTTGCTAAACTCTGCAGCCTCCTCATACCAGACCGCTATAATATTCCCTATGTCATTCGATTTCAACTTCTGAAAGTCGTCTTGACCGTAGAAATAGAAGCAAGACCCTGTGACTGAGTCTTGTATTTTAAAAGGCGATACGGTAGCTTTAAAGCGTCCGGACAATCCAAACTTATTCAAAGCCCATTGGATTTTTAGGAACACGCTATCACGAATAGTATTCCCAACTTTCCGAATGACCACCACATTTGCCTTTTTACCAGCGATTAGGAACGGTATCGTCATATAAACCAGTAATAAGGCTATTACTGAAGACTTGAAAGAGTTACGACCGCCTTTCAGAACGTTGTAAGGCTTGCTAGTTGTCCACACGCTTTTAAAATGAGGATTGATGTTTTTCTGGATCTTAACTTCCATCTTTTGCCCACTCGTCTATGATTGTGATATTCAAATCTGAAACCATACCTTGCTCCATCTGCGTCCTCAATTTCTCTATTTCGAGTTCCAGTTTCTCTGCTTGTTTAGCGGTTGGGTATCGTTTTAATAATTCTTGGATTGCCTTGATAACCGTTGCGTTATCTGCTTTTTTTGTAAGCCTACGGACCTCGCCAGTTGTAGGGTCCATCATCAAGACCTCCTCATCACGCTTCCCTCTCGCAATGTCAGACAGGATGCTTAGAGCTTCTTCTGCGCTCATGATGTTTTTAGCTTGTAATTCAGCCATCTTTTCGTCCAGGTAGGCTTTAATTTCAAGTTTTTTCAAGTTTTGACCAGCTATCCTACCAGCAGTCTTCTCGCTGTATCCAGCTTTGAGCGCTGCTTGAGTAGCATTGCCAGAGATGATGTACTCATCTACAAATCGTTGTTGCCTCATTGACAATTTGGCGATTTTCCATCACCCCTTTCGTAAAAAAAAATAAAAAAGATCGGTTTAAATCCGATCCCGTTGGTATCAATAAGAAAGACAAGGAGCAAGTAACGTGAAAAATCATCAAAACTATTTTTTGGAGATAAAACTTTGAAAAAACGCTCAAACCGCTTGGAGTAGATGTCTTGTCCTCCTTGTCCATGCTACTATAATAGCACATTATTATTACCATAATGTCCCGTTTTGTGTCATAATTTCGATGCTAAATGCTCAATCGCAGATTTCTTAACCCGCTGATATGTTGTGCGTGAGCAGTTAAGCTGTCCTGTCGTCTTAATCCAACTGTAACCATTGATATAAGTATATCTCAACACTGCTTTTTCGAGTGGATCTTCAAGCTGGTCGATTGCATTGATCGTTTTTCTGCTTTCTGACCATAGCGTCAAAATCTCATTTTCGATTTTCTCTTTCTCGTCGATGATCTTCACGTTTAATTCTTCTGTCTTATTCCCTAGCTTGCTTCCTTTCGGCTCGTCAGAATAGACTTGCGCTTTTTGTACAAGAGATTCCAGAGCAAAAATCTCCTGTCTTTTAGATTTTATTGTGTCATCAAGGAATTTAAGGTTATTCAGTCGCTTTTTAACGTTCATCCACCCACTCCATTTCTATCAGCCACTTCCTTCACTTCTTCCGCACGTTGTCTCTCACGCATCTGATACTCACTGTTTAATTTATTCAATATCACATCCTGCGCATTATTTTTCTCAACCATCCGCTGGATAGATAATTCATGTTCCTGTACCGTCCATTCAAGATCGTGGCATCTATTAGTCAGCTCATTGATCCGTGAGTTTAAGTTGACGCACACGATAAGAAATATCAGCGATACTGTACCGAGGATTGTGTAAAATAGTTTATTCATGTTTCCCCTTTCTGTTTTTAAACGCTATCACACTGGCCCAGATCAGACCAGAGAGCCAGACCAGGGCGAGTAGTAGATAGATAAAGTTTTGTAGGGTCATTGTTTCGTTTCCCCCGTCACTCGATTTCTTTTAGCTTTTAATTCAAGACGACTATCATCACCAAAACATACCAGCGTTGTTTCTTCTTCCCATTGATTTTTAGTATATGGGTATCTGTTTGGTCTCACTCTGTTACCTCCTAAACTTCTAAATATAGGATTTCCATGTTGAATTCACTATCAATAAACTTGTGTGTCAATTTTTTGTTAATCCCATTTCCTAGACAATGATAAACTACGTCTACATTGATGTCCGCACCTAAATATTTTTCCAAACGCATACGATTGTCTACATAAAATGCAATATTCCTTTTTTGTTGCTGATATGGTCTGGCTTTAGCTATATCCCTAGTACACCACATCAACACATTTGAGATGATATCTTTCTTTGTAAAACAGTCTTTTAAAGAAAAGTAAGTGTTAGTTTTTGGGATAAGAATTAGTTCCAGTTGTCTATTTATAAATGAATCAGGAAATAAGCTCATAAGTTTTTTCAGTTCTTCATATACCTCATTGTTCATTTTCCCACTTCCTTTACTTCAATTCCCTTACAATCGAACACCCAGCCAAAGCCGGCGTTTTCTAGTTCCTTGCGGGTGTGTTCATTTCGTTTTGAACTGTCGTAGGTTCTTGCAAAAAAATATCTGTTTATACCTAATCCATAGACTAAAAGGTTTTCTTCAATTTCCCCCTTTATCTTTACCGAATACCTCTTCTCTTCCTCAACCTCGTAGCCGTCAAGCCAAGCGCGGGCGAAAAATTCTTGATTTTCCCAACTTGAAAGCCATGTTTTAACTTCTCCTTTGGCATATTCGAAAGCACCAGTTAATGAAATAATATTGTTCTCTTTGCATGCCTCAATCCAATCCGCAATAAATTGCGGTATTTGGACTCTTTCAGGTTTATCTAGTTGTTCCAACTCATGAATTACCTTATTAACCGAAACTGTTTCACAAAAATTGGAAATTCTTTTGTAATCTTCAATCAACTCTTGTTTATTCATCACTCCACCTCCTTAACCTCAAACAGCGTACTGTTAAACACTTCCCCAAATCCAGCTTTCTCTAGTTCTTTGCGGGTGTGATGTGTTTGATATAAAGTATTTTTGTCTTTGCTTGAAAATATCCAGTAGTTTTCATTTCTGTGCCTATTTAAAAAATTAAAATCTGTATCAATACCTTTCATCTTCACCAGATACCGCTTCTCTTCCTCAACTGTGTAGCCAAATTGGTGCATGTTCACAAGAATCTTGAATGGTTCTGTTTTTGGCTCATTAAACCATTTTTTAAAACTAGTATCTTCCTGCATATCAAACCTATACACATAATCCCAAATGCAAAATTCAAAATTATATTTATGTTTTTCATACCAATCCGCCACAAACTGCGGTACGACTGGTTTATTCAATTCTTGCCGAATTTTATCAGCGTCTTTTAATTGCTGACCAACCCATTCACCCTCAAGCTTACCTTGCTCATATCCATCTTTGTATTTAGCTGATCCATAATCACTGCCCAGCTCATTTAAAATTTCATTGAGCCATACTTTTTGAGTGTCAAGACCAAAAACTTTAATTCGTTTGATAACGTCTTTTAGCTTGATAGGTTCGTCTAGTTGTTTCAGATCTTTCAAAACTTCATCAGTTGCGACAATCGCATAAATAGTATCCTCATACTTTTTAATCAACTCTTGTTTATTCATCTTCTTCCTCCCCGTAATAATCTTCCACTAGTGCATCTAACCAAGACCACTCGTCAACATCGTCAATTGGTTCAACATCTCTTTCTTGTAACCAAGCTGAGAAATTAACCACATTATCAATATAGATTGTGTTGTAATCTCCCCAGTCCCACCAAGTAAGATGGATCACAGTTGCCTTTCCGTTTTCGTCCTCAACCGTGATTGAACCATTTTCAACCCAAGCTGTCCCAAAACATAATTCACAAGTTCCGGTTTGCTCTTCCTTAATGTCTGACATGTATTCAATGACTTTATACTTCATTCTTCAATTCCTCCTCTTTCACGAAGCACCCATCAATCCATTTACCCTTACGATCTTTGATTTCGTTATAGGCTAGCTCAAAGCAATCTGCGAAGTCGTAGCCGAGTGCCTTACTAATAGATTTTAAGTAAGCTACTGCACGCACTAGATTATGCCGACACATTTCTTTACTTGCTAAATCCTGTGACAACTGAAACTCAGAAATATTTGCATTTAACAATTTGAAGCTTTCCATCGCTTCTTTGGGTCTAACACCATCTGCACTCTTAAAAATACCGTGTACGTCTACGTCAATCAAAAGAGCCAATCCCACAATAACAACCGCACAATCACCGATGCTATCCTTGGTCAACTTCTCGTTCTGCTTGAGATACCCAGCACATAACTCACCAAACTCTTCACTTAATTTGAGAGCCTGCTTATCCAATCGTCCACCATTTTCTAAATCACGGTCAATAAACCATTTCTTAGTTAGTGTTACCAATTCGTTTTCTAATTCCATAATTTTTTTATCTATCCTTTCTTTGATCGCTCTTGATCGTCCTAAAACCGCTGTTCTGCCGATGTTTTTTTGTATTAGCAGGTTACTGCTTGTATCCTGCAATCGCTGTCGATCCAGTCGGATGGATCGCTTAATTAAATCAATCTCCATATTAATCTCTATCTGTCTTTTTAAAATAGGGGAGTTGCTCTGCTCCCCCTTTTAGAAAAACAGATTAGAGGGCCTTTCTAATTTTATAGTGAGCAATGACCAGCGAGTGGACTTGCACCACTCTGTTTGCGCTAATACTGGCCAGCTATCGGGACGGGTCGATAGCACGAAATAAAAAATATTAAAAAGTAAGGAGTCCACGAATGCCCGTCCTAAATCCTATAGAGGGAATCGAACCCTCTGAGGTTTTCCAAGCCTCGCCCAGCATAGGTCGTTTAGTCGTAAGCGTATATCAGACTTACTTGTATGTAAACACATTAAGAAAGGACTCTCCTTTTTTTATTTATATAGTCGATATACATTGTTTTGAATCGTGTGTTAAGGCATAAAACCAGTAGTTTTATCACGATTCGTTTTGAAGCGCCTCACTCGCTTCGGTATCAGTGTGTTATTGTTATCGTTTGTGAGGTAATAACTGACAAACCTTTCAGAGTCTGCCAGCCTGAATTAAGCACCTAATGCCCACGCACGTTCTAGTGTTAACTGTACAGATAATTCACGTTTCTTTCTCCGTCCTTTTGGACGATGCTTGATAAGAAATTCATCCAGCGCCATATCCATCTTAATGGTCATCTTCTCTGGATAGTTGTCACCGTAGTATTGCATACATTCGAGTAAGAATTGATTATCCATATAATCTTCAAATCGTTTTAATTGTGTTGGTGGTGGCATCGTGCCGTCTCTTCGTGAGCGGTTGATATTTCCACTTGCACGTTGATCGCCAAGGATATTGAATAATTTATTGACACCACCATATTTTTTAGTCAAGTTGTCGTATTCCTCATAAAATTGATCTATAAGTGACATCATTCACCTCTTTTATTTAAATGTCATCGTCATTCGTAGCAACTCACGATTATTGATTATCTTTGCTTGCGCTTCCTGTTTCTTCATCGCTATCTTCAACAATTGGTTGTTGATTAGATTGCGTTGTTTCATTTTAGCTTGCTCCAGTTTCTCCAGCTCCTGCAGTTGCAACTGCGCTTGTGCTATCTCTAACTGTAGTTGTTCCTTGTACTTCATCTGTTTTCGCTCCACGGACGATATCCAGCGCATCTTCTACACTACGTGCAATACCTGCAAGTGCGCCACGCGCTTTTACTGTTTTGATAAATTGTTTCTGTTCTGGTCTCACTCGACCGTTTGCGTTTTTTACTTCGATGTAAAATATTTTCCCATCGGGTCTAAAGCCGTATAAATCTGGATGGCCTTTCGGTAATCCCGTATCAAACCATCTGCCATCTACGGTTTTTACTTTCCCAACATTCGCCCGAAATACTGTATAGCCATTTTCGGTTAAGGCCACCCGTATTTCATTTTGTATAGTATGTTCAGTTTTCACATATTCTCCATTTTTTACTGTTTGTATTTTTTATAAAAGTAAATTTCAAAACCCTACAGCCTCAAGGGATTTGCACCGATTTTTGTCGTTTTTTTACCCTTACCGTTATGTTTCCTCTTTATATATAT